AGGTGATCCGGAGCTTTTCTGGAATCCGGACAACTGGCAGGCACTCTGCAAGAAATGCCACGACAAGAAGACAGGAGAGTTCGACAGCAGACCGGAATACAAGTATTAAAAAAAGCTGCCCCGTTGCCGAGACAGCTCACTCATTACTGTGCGGCTTTGAGAGCATCGTTCTTGCTGAGAAGATACATGCAGTACTGATTCATGCTGACGCCTTCTTCCTTGGCATGATCTGACAGGCTCTTGTGCAGGCTCTTCGGAATGCGAAGTTTGAACTGACCGGAGTAATTCTCGATGGTGTCTGGTTCATTGATCGGGTAGCCGTCCTCAATAGCGGCGGCGAGCCATTCGCGCTTTGCATCCTCTGCATTTGCTACCGCCTCGTCAATGGTTTCACCCACGGACAGGCAGCCGGGCAGATCAGGGAAGGATGCTACATAACCTCCCTCATCAGGATCTGGTGTGAGTTCCATGCGATACGGAAGGGAGAGATACTCGTCAAGAGTTTTCAAGTTTACCGCCTCACTTTCTATGGCTTCAAGTATCTTCGGATGAGATCAATATAAATGGTGTCATTGGCGGTGTCAATAATGATTCATTTGTGTTCAAGCGCTGTGTTTGTGTTCACGGGGGAGGTAAAAATCTCTACGAGCTAAGGGCTCAGGGACCGTCGCCCCCTGCCGTGTGCACTCAAAGCGAAAACAAACAGGTAATACCCCTATAGGGTATATGAATTTAGAGGAGATTTGAATGGCAAAGGACGGAACAATGCGTGGTGGTCCGCGTTTCGGTCAGGGAAGACCACCGAAGGCCATCAAGGAGAAAATAGAGACCGGCAATCCCGGTGGCAGGAAGCTGCAGGTGATGGAGGTACCGGATGCTACGGACTTAGACGTTGATGCAACCGACCTCAAGGCAGAAGATATGCCAAAGCCTAAAGAGTACATGCTGCAGCAGCAGAGGAATGGTAAGGACTTCTGTGCTGAAGATGTCTATAAGGAAACCTGGGAATGGCTGAGAGGACGTGGTTGTGACAAGCTCGTCAATCCTCAGCTCGTTTCGCAGTATTCGATGGCGGTCGCCCGCTGGATTCAGTGTGAGCAGGCCATCAGTGAATACGGTTTCATTGCGAAACACCCCACGAGCGGTCAACCTATTGCATCGCCTTACGTTTCCATGTCTCAGAACTACATGAAGCAGGTCAACCAGCTCTGGTATCAGATCTATCAGATCGTGAAAGAGAACTGCCTGACAGACTACGGCGGCCAGACACCGCAAGACGATGCGATGGAGAGATTGCTCCGGGCGAGGAAGGGGATGAACTAATGCATGACTATTCAGGCTGTACGATAAACAACTGGTATGTGATCTCACCCGTTCTCGCTGATGGTATCAAGAGATACATTTGCAGATGTACCTCTTGTGGTTCCGTAAGCATCAAGACCATTGATCAGATTCGCAAAAATAAAACAGGAAGATGTACTGACTGCCCACCGAATTATCACTTTGTGGTTTCTGGTGATGTGGCAGAAGGAACACTTCCAAATGGCATACATTTTCTTATTGATGCTGATGATGTGGATAGGGTATCACAGTTTTACTGGGGAATTTCCAAAGGATACATTGAGAGGAAAAATGCAGGCTTGAAACATATAAAGCTTCATCAGTTTCTGATGGGGTTTACTGCGGATGACGATTATGTGATTGATCACATTAACCGGAACCCGATGGATTGCCGGAAGGAAAATCTGCGGATTGTAACATGGCAGCAGAATGCTATGAACAAGAGTCTGCAGAAGAACAATAAGACTGGATACACTGGGGTGTTCTTTGACAATTCAAAGCAGAAATACGTTTCAAAGATTGGATTGAATAATAAGCGGATCAAGCTGTGGAGCTCTGATGATCCTGAGCCGTGTGCGCAGGCCTATAATGTTGCGTCGGAATTCCTGTTTGGAGATTTTGCTGGACATCACAATCCAGTTCCAGAGCCGGACCTGAGACTCAGGAATAAGATTCTCACTAAGTTAAGACCATATAGGCAAGAAGCTATGAGGGCCACTGAACACAGTGGTCTTTTTTTATGCTCTGCGCAGGGGGTATGAATGGATAATACAAAACAGAAGACAGAATATTTTCTGGCAGACATTGGGACGCTGATTCCCTATGCCAGAAACGCGAGGACACATTCCGAGGAGCAGGTGGCGCAGATCGCTGCCTCGATCAAGGAGTTCGGATTCCTGGCACCGGTGGTGGTGTCCGATGACATGACGATCCTTTGTGGCCATGGCAGGTACTATGCAGCACAGAAGCTCGGCCTGAAGAAGATCCCCTGCGTCAAGGAATCCTATCTGACCGATACACAGAAGCGTGCCTACATCCTTGCCGACAACAAGCTGACCCTCAACGGCGGCTGGGACAATGACATGCTGGCGGTCGAATTGAAGGACCTGCAGGATGATGCCTTTGATCTCTCCATCACCGGTTTCGATGACAAAGAGATCGCTGACCTGTTTGCCAGCAATGAGGATGTCGAAGATGACGACTTCGATGTAGATCAGGCTCTGGAGAAGGAGCCTTTCGTGAAGCCCGGTGACATCTGGCTGCTTGGCAGGCACAGACTCCTCTGCGGAGATTCCACCAAGGCCGAAGATGTACAAACACTTATGGACGGCAAGAAGGCAAATGTGTGTATCACAGACCCGCCTTACAACTGTTCCTATCAGGGCGGCACCGGTATGAAGATCATGAACGACTCCTGGAAGAGCGAGGAGGACTTCTACAACTTCCTGCTGGCCGCATTCAAGAATGTGTATGACAGCCTCGTGGACGGCGGCGCTTTCTACTGCTTCCATTCCGATGCTGAGAAGGTGAACTTCTTCAATGCGACGGTCAAGGCCGGGTTCCATTACTCCACCACGTGTATCTGGGTGAAGGATACGCTGGTGCTGGGACGCATGGATTATCAGATGCGGCATGAGCCGGTCATCTATGCATTCAAAGATACAGCAAAGCATAAGTTCTACGGCGACCGTAAGCAGACGACAGTCTGGGAGTTCGACAGGCCAAAGCAGTCGAAGCTGCATCCGACCATGAAGAGCCTGCCTCTCATCGCCTATCCGATGCAGATGTCGTCTCAGGAAAACGGGCTGGTCCTTGATCTCTTCGGAGGTTCCGGGTCCACCCTGATCGCGGCAGAGCAGTTGAACCGCATCTGCTACACGATGGAGCTTGACCCGAAATACGCATCAGCAATCGTGAGACGGTATGCTGCGGATAAGGGCTCGACGGATGATATCAAGGTGATCCGCGACGGCAAAGAGCTGCCCTGCTCGGAAGTGTATGTCATGACGGAGGAAGACCTGCAGATTCAGGACGGCAGCGTGAATGATCCGCAGAGGGGAGAATCAAGAGAACGGTGATGGTCATTCTGATCATCGCTGCAGCGCTTGTCTCCTTTGCTGTATTTCTATTCGCCTTGCTGGGGACCAATGGAACCACAGAGGAGGACGACGAGGATCAGTGGCGATGGTGTCAGGAAGAAGGGAAGAAACGAGCGGATGACCGCAGAAGAAAAGCTCGAAAGTGAGGCATAAAATACACAGTTCGTACCCCGCGAAAAGGCTGCAAAATTGTTGATTTTATCGCTCCGAATTAACTGGATATATTTCGCAGACAGAGTGATATATACAGTGCCGGAAGGGAAAGGGCCCACGGCACACCAAGGCGAAAGGAGCCAACAAGATGAAGAACACAGCAAGACAGCAGGAAGCCATGAAGCAGCAGACCATCGGGGTCGAGGTTGAGATGAACAGCATCACGAGAAGCGCAGCCGCCAAGCTCGCAGCCGACTTCTTCGGAACCGGGAGATACAAGAACACCGCAGCAGACAACGGATACTACTGCTGGAGCGCATGGGATACACAGGATCGGGAATGGAAATTCCAGAGAGACGTCAGCATTGCCGGACCGGACGCAGAGAAATGTGAGATGGTCACCCCGATCCTTACCTACGACGACATCGAAACCCTGCAGGAGCTGGTGAGAAGACTTCGCAAGGCCGGAGCCAAGAGCGATCCGACAAGAGGCTGCGGGGTGCACATCCACATCGGAGCCAAGGGCCACACACCGCAGACCCTCCGGAACCTCGCCAACATCATGGCAAGCCACGAGGAGCTACTTTCCAAAGCCCTGAAGCTGGACGCAAGCCGCATGGGACGCTACTGCAGACCGGTTGATCCGGATTTCCTCGAGGCCTTGAACAAGAAGAAGCCGACCACGATGGCGGGCCTTGCAGACATCTGGTACACCAGCCAGGGATGCAGCTACGGCAGAAGCCAGCACTACAACAGCAGCCGCTACCACATGCTGAACCTCCACGCGACCTTCACCAAGGGCACGATCGAGTTCCGACTTTTCCAATTTGACGCACCGGCAGACGGGAAGCAGAACGGCCTGCATGCCGGACAGCTTAAAGCCTACATCCAGCTTTGCCTCGCCATGAGCGAGCTTGCCAAGGAAGTGAGAACCGCCTCCGCAAAGCCTCAGCAGAACGAGAACCCGAGATACGCGATGCGCACCTGGCTCCTCCGCCTCGGCTTCATCGGAGACGAATTCAAGACAGCAAGGGACCTCTTCACCAAGAGGCTCGACGGCGACACCGCCTTCAGACACGGCAGAGCAGCCGCTTGAAGGAGACGGGAGTAAGCCTTCCCCACCGACGACCGCCAGAGGAGCGGCCTTAAGGTGGTAGGAGGGATAGACCTCAGAAAGGAGACAGAGTAATGGATGGAAATTGGAAGATGGTAAAGCCCGAGAAGAAGAATAGACCGAAGGTGCGCTACTACTTAGCTTACGGCAGCAACCTCAACATGTATCAGATGCTGGTGCGCTGCCCGGGAGCGAGACGCAGAGGCTGGGGAAGGATCGAGGATTACGAGCTGCTCTACAAGGGAAGCAAGACCGGGTCCTACCTCACGATCGAACCGAAGGAAGGTGCCTATGTACCTGTCGGGGTGTTCACGGTAACACCGGAGGATGAGAAGAAGCTGGACCGCTACGAAGGCTTCCCACGATTCTACTACAAGAAGGAAGTGAAGATCCGGATGTGGGATCAGGTTTTGGAGAAGCACCGGACGGTCACAGCCTTCGTGTACATCATGCATGAAGACCGGCCCTTCGGAGTGCCGAGTCCCACCTACGTCGCTACCTGCATGGAAGGCTACGGCGACTTCGAGTTTGACGAGCAGCTTCTGGAGGATGCCTTCTCCCGGAGCATTACCGAGGTGGCAAGGCAGGAAGAGGAGGATAGGGCATGAAGGAAGACCATATGACAGAGCTCCGGATCTGCCCGATCTGCGGCAGGCCCTATTCCGGTGTCCCGGCACTCTCACGGATTGATAACAAGACGAAGATCTGTCCGGACTGCGGGACAAGGCAGGCGCTGGCATCCATCGGGGTGGATAAGGAGGAGCAGGAGAAGATCCTCTCCATCATTCATCAGCACTAAGATACACAAGATGCTCCGCTGATCTTTGTTAGATTTACACCTCCGAAATGAGTGGATATAAATCGGCTTCAGAGTGATATATACACTCAGCAAAGGAAAACACCACCGCGAAGGAGGAAACAACATGAAGGCAGCAGAAGGGATGAAGGTCAAGGCTTACAGAGGAACATGCATCGGGGTCATCATTCAGGCAAGCACCTGGAAGGGAACCATCACCAAGGTGAACAAAAAGAGCATCCGGGTCACCCTTACCGAGCAGACCTGCACCTACGGCAGGAAAGTAACCTTCCACCGCGAGAACATGAACGACAGCATTCGCTACACCTACTGGAAAACCCCAGACGACGGCAGGGAGCTTTACACAAGCGAGAGCCGCCTTTACGGAATCATTGAACTTTAAGATAAGCACAGGGAGCCTTCAGCAGGGCTCCTTTTTGAGATAGATGGGAGGTGCCGGATATGGCGATGCGGAAGTTAAAAGAATATACACCGACCAGATTCATGGCACCGGACTCTCATTACGACAAGGACAGAGCGGATTACGCTGTTGC